GAAGCGGTCATCCGCCGGCTCACCAACTCGCTCCGCCTCGAGATCGAGTACGAGCTGATGGGTCTGCTGACCGACACCGCGACCATCGGCTACGACACGCCGTCGGTCAAGTGGGACGCCAGCACGGGCACCATCGCGATCGAGGGGGACATCGACATCGGGCGGGAGAGGTTCATCAAGGCGTGCGGCTTCGAGCCCACGCACATCCTCCTCCCGCCTGCGGTCGCCAACGCGGTGAAGCGGGACTCGACCGTCCGCGACCTGCGGAAGTACACCGAGCCGAACTTGATCCAGGCCGGCGGCCTGCCGCCTGTCCTGTTCGGCCTCAACGTCGTGGTCCCGGGCGCGATCCAGGACACCGCCAACCCGGCGGCCGCCGCGAGCGTCGCTCGCGTGTGGTCCACCGACAAGGCGGTGCTCCTGTACGTCGACCCGAGCGCCGCGACCGACCCGACCGCGATGACCTCGGTCATGCGGTTCGCTTCGGCGGCTTCGGTCGGCGAGAACTTCGTCGCGCGCTCGTGGCGCAACGCGGACCCGTCCCGACAGCTCACCGAGTACCAGGTCATGGCGTTCGACGACATCCAGCTCGTCGCCGCCGCGGCCGTCATCATCAACGACGTGCTCACCTAGTCGTGAGCCTGACTCTTTGGGAGGGGAGGGCTTCGGCCCTCCCCTTCCTTCTTTGGGAACGATCGTTCCCATCCCGGGAGGATGAATGCTCCTGAGAGATTACACGCGGTCCTTCATCGTGAACGGTCGCGCCGTCAAGGCCGGTGACACGTTCGAGTTGCCGGACGACGTGGCCGCCGCCCTGCTGCGCCGGCACGACACGGTGCAGCGGATCACGACCACGGGCGTGATGCCGTTCGGAGAGGCGAACACGACTGCGGATTATCAGCCTGATCGCCCGGTGAAGGGCGTGGCCGGATGGTGGGAGTGGCGGGGCAGGAAGTACCGCAAGGCCGACCTGCCAGACGAAGCGAAGGCCCTGCTGGAGTAGACGATGGGCAACTACGTCACCTTCAACGATCTCGACGAATACCTATCGCACACGGTGCTGAGGCAGCTCACCGACGACGCGAACACCGGCGCGGCCGACGTCGCCGTCGTGGAGGAGGCGATCGTCGGCGCGGAGGCCGAGATCGACGGGTACATCGGCGGGCTGTACGCCCTGCCGCTGGTGACTGTCCCGGCGCTCGTGGCCGAGATCGCCACGCAGTTGACGGTGTACCGGCTGCACCTGCGGCGGCAGCGCGTCCCGGAGGACATCCGGCTCGCCACGGAGCAGACGCGCGCGACGCTGCAGGCAATCGCCGACGGATCGATCACGATCGACGCCACGTCATCCACGACCGCAGAGGACCGCGCCCCGGTGATGGAGGCATATGAGCGCATCCACACGCGGGACACTTGGAGCGGCTGGTGAGCCGCCCCGGCGCGCAGATCCGGGTGACCGGCGCGGATCAGATCGTCCGCGAGATCGGAAGCTGGATCAGCCGTTGCGCCGACATGACGCCGGCCCTCAAGCGGATCGGGCTCTACGGCGTCGAGGTGTCGAAGCAGGCGTTCGACGCGGAGAGCGACCCCGAGACGTACGCCGCATGGAAGCCGCTGTCGCCGAAGTACAAGGCGTGGAAGGAAAGCTACAACCGCAGGAAGGCTGACCGGCGCAGGCGCGGATTGCGCGGCGTTGTCGGGACAAAGATCCTCGTCTTTCACGGCGACCTCAAGCGGTCCATCCACCACCTGATCACGGGCAAGCGGTCGGTTGCGATCGGGACCGGCGTCCCCTACGGGAAGTACCACCAATACGGGCGCGGGGTGCCGGAGCGCAGATTCCTGGGGCTGCATCCTGATGACCAGACCGAGATCCGCGACATCGTGTCGCGCTGGATTGTCGAGGGCAAGAGATGAGCGTGCGCGGAGACATCACGGACTGGGTTGCGGCCCGGCTCAAGAGTCAGATCACGTACCTCACGGACGTGTTCGCGGTCGGGTCGCCGACGGAGTTCGAGTTGCTGTCCAACAACGTGCCGATTGCCGCGGTGTTCATCGACCGCGATTCGCGGGCCGGCATCGAGCAGTCGCTCGGTGACAAGGTGTTCACGCAGTTCGCGGTGCAGGTGATGTTCGCGGCGGCCCGCTTCCGTTGGGATCTCGGGTCCGGCGTGACCGATCAGCGCGGCGTGTACGAGATTTTCGACGCGATCCACACCGCGCTCGAGGGCCAGGTGCCGACCGGCTGCGCCCAACCGCTGACCTACCAGGAGGGCGGGATCACGGGCGTTGAGGACGGGCTGGTGATCGCGTTCGTCGAGTACCAGACCGCTCAGCTCATCTAGGGGGTGATGATGGCTGTCTATCGAGTTGTGCTGCCGGAGAGTCACGGGCTGGATCACGTCCGGCTCGTGGGCCTCGGGCTGTTCGTGCGCGGCGAGGCTCGGGAGATCGAGTTGGAGCCGCCACAGATCCGATCACTGAAAGCGCGCGGGTTCAAGATCGCCAAGGTGAGACCACCGAGCTCAACCGAGGCGGACGCCGACCCGGCAGAAAAGGAGTAAAACATGGCGACCTACCGCAGCGGAGCCAACACTCGGCTGATGCTGGTCAAGGAGTCGGCGTACAACACTCCCGGCTCGGTCGGGAATCTTGTGCCCATCTCCAGCGTCGGCGTTCCGGGGCTCCAGGAACTCATCACGTCCGACGAGCTGACGCCGGACCCGAACCCGCCCGCGAACTCCAAGGGGCTGAAGACCGGCACCGGCTTCACGGCGACGTGTCCGGTCACGGCCGATTCCATCGGCCTCTGGATGTACTACTTCTTCGGCGACTACACCAAGTCCGGGGCGTCGGCTCCGTACACCCACACCTTCGAGGTGACGGGGGCCACGGACCCGCCGTCGTTCACGGCCGAGATCGGCGACATCGGGCTGACCAAGTACGACCAGTACAACGGCTGCTCCCCGGTGTCGATCGGCCTGTCGGTCACCAAGACGAGCGACCTGTTCCGGGCGAACATCGGCTTCACCGGTTCGGGCAAGTCCACCATCAACACAGGCACCTCGCTGGACACCACGCCGACCACGTACGCCGACCTTCGGCACGTGCTGCCCGGCATACTGGCGAAGGTGGACGGCACGGAGGCGGGCTACCTGACCGGCGTCGATCTCACCATCACCCGGCAGGTGGACGTGCTCAACCCGCTGTCGTCCAACCTGTACGGGGCCGAGCAGAACTACCGCAAGTACGCGGTGGACTGCACGATCCGCGGTTGGCGCGACTCGGGCGACACCCTGGTCGGCCTGGACAACGACGCCGAGCACACGTTCGAGCTGATCTCCTACCGGCCCGGCGGGACCACGCGCTACCTGTCGATCAAGTTTGAGGAGGCGTACTTCCTCAACACCGAGGCGTACACCATCGGCGACGACGGGCCCGGGATGTACGCTCTGCGCGTCTCGCCGTTCTACGGCAACGGGGCGAGCGCGTCGTCGATCGTCATCAGCCTCCTCAGCGACGTGGCCGATTACGCGGCCGCGACCTAACTCAGCCGGCGGCGAGGCGTGACGGAGCGCAGCCGCACGCTGTTGACTCGCCGGCCTGCGCGCATGGCGACACCTGCCAGCTCTGTGGTCCGAGTGGAGGATACCGCCCGCTCCGGGGGAATGGCCCGACCACGGCCACCGGAGGCGATTACTCCCACCAGCCGCTGCCCGTTGGCGGTTCTGCTGGGCCGGGCAATGGCCCGGTGATGCGGCCGAAGTGGTGATGACAGCCGGGAAGCAGACCGGCCCTTGCTGCTGAAGGCGGCGGCAAGGCGTGATTCCTGACGTTGCCGGGGGCGCAACCCGGGTATCGCGGTTCGCTAGGATGGCCGGATTTGCCACGTCCCGGGCCCTGTGGCTGCGTTTGGGGTGCCGGGCGATGTCCGGGCCACCCCGGGCGGCCAGCGCGATCCTGGGGCCGCGTACAGTTCTGGCAACACGTTGCCGAGACGGTGTTACGTTCCGCAACCTGCTTTGACGTTTCCGGGGGCGGTCATGCGGCGCTCGCGGGCGGAGATCCCGTGCAACAACGGGGATGAGTACGACTGCTTCAGCCGGTGGCGGGAGTTCATCTGCTCCTTCCAGCGGCCCGGCGTCACGAGGGAGATCAAGCGGGCCTACAACCGGCGCGCCAGGAGGCACGCCAAGCAACTCTTGAAGGGAGAGATCGACGAATGGGAGACCTGATTCTGTGCGCTGGATTGTTCACGGGGGAGCCGGTCGAGGAGTACGTGGTGCTCAATCAGGAGGAGGTGGACGGGCAGTCCGCAAAGCCGCAGGGCGCCTACTTCCTGGTGCTGCCGGTGACGGGGGATGAGGACGCGGAGTTCCAGAAGCGGCGCGGGCAGGACGTCCACAAGATCCGCTACCGCACCAAGCGGCCGGACGATGAGCCGGGCACGCCGTCGATCGAGTTCGAGCCGATGGAGGCCGAGTTCTCGAATGAGCGCGAGATCGCCGCGCTGAAGTGGCTGG